ATCTGGAGTGCAACTCAAGTTACGCGGTCGGGTTTTCAATCGTCAGATATTGAAATTACGGATACCAGCGAAAGTTTTGGACTACCTGCAACGGCTGACTTGATGATTGCATTTATTCGTACTGAACAACTTGACAAGATGAATCAAATAATGGTAAAGCAACTCAAGAATCGTTACAATGATCCAACAACCAATAAACGATTTACAATTGGTGTTGATCTAGCAAAGATGAGACTGTATGATGTGAGCGATCCTACCGCAAATATTATGGCTGATGACTCTTCACACTCTGCTCCGCAAACTCCTTTTGCTGCAGGGCGAACTAATGCTGGTCGTGCTAATAAGTTTGATGATTTTAAAATTTAACTTTATTATAAATAAAGTATATGTCAAACGTAATAAGTTTTAAAAGTTATTTGGCTGAGGCCTTTTCAAACGCGTCTACAGATAAAGTAGCATTTCTAATTGCTAAATATCTAAAGAAGAAAACCGGTGTTGTATTGTTTAGATATCCTGGTATTGAAGCATTCAAGAACGGTGATGGAGCAGGTTTTGGTTTGCGTTTCTATTCTAGCAAAAAGAATGTTTCATTGCGTTTCAACTGGAAGAGTGCTAGTCAAGCCGGCTATTCAAATCTTGCAAGCATTGATTTTTGGAATGGTAAAACTCCAGCTCCGTTCCACATTGAATTTGATCAGACCGTAAGTATTGTTAAGGTATTGCCACTCGTTGCAGATGCACTTAAAAATAACAGCATTGAGCTGGGTAAGATTCGTACCATGCCTGATGATGTGCCACTCAACGAAGATTTCAATTATGATTTTTTAGCTGAAGCTGCTAGCCCAGTAGATATTCTTAATGATATCTTAGATATGGTTACTGAGCCTTCCTTTGCAAAGGGTAAGGTATATACTAAACACAAGAGTGCTGGTCAGAAGATTTTTGATCAGCTTGAAACCTCATACCCTGCACTGTTTGTCAAGACTGGCACAAAGTTCACATGGGCTGGTAAGGCAAAGGACATTGAAAAGATTCGTAAAGAACAAGGTGCACTCCTTGATGCAACTGGCAGTGTTGAAGCAAAAGTAACGCGTGGCTCTGCTAAAGAAAAGTATGTTATATCTCAAGAGATCAACGCTCTTGAAAGCGATCAAGAGCGCCTCACCTTTGAAGCTCAATTGTTTGACCTAGAAAATCTAGTTAAAATGACTGTTAGTGGTTCTGCCAATGCATTGTTTGTCAGTGGTAAAGGCGGTGTTGGTAAAACACATACAACCGAACAAATCCTTAGCAACCTTGGATTGCGTGATGGCGCTGGTTACTTTAAGAATACTGGTAGTGCTAGTGCTGCAGGTTTATACTCATTGCTGTTCCGCTATAAGGATAAGATCATCTTCTTTGATGATTCCGACGATGCATTGGGTGATCAAGAAGCACGCAACTTGTTGAAAGCCGCTACCGATACCAAGAAGATTCGTAAGTTGGTGTGGAACAAAATGGGTAAAAATGTTGTTGATCCTGATGACATGACCGATGAAGAAATTCTTGATGCAGGCTTGATTCCGCGTTATTTTGAATTTACAGGTAAAGTTATTTTTATTAGTAACCTTCCATTAAACAAACTTGATCCTGATGGTGCGCTGCGTACTCGTGCGTTCATTATCAATATTGATCCAACTGAAGCCGAAATTTATGATTTCATGGATAAAATTGTTGGTAAGATTACTCTTGAGGATGGTCTTGAGCTGGATGATAAAGCACGTAAGCACGTTGTTGACCTGTTGCGCAAAGGCAAGAGTCAACAAAGTGCTAACCTTCGCAAACTATCCCGCGGCTTAAACATGAGCGCTGGCGCTATTGCCAGCGGCGTTGAGATTAGCGATGCTGACCTGTCACGAATGATTGAAACATATGCTTGACCCTCAGTGATTAAATTTAGTATATACGGCTGCAGCGCAGATAAGCGATTAAAACGTCGCATTGGCGCTGCAGCCGTTTTCTTTTTGAAGGCATTGATGCCGCGTAAGCGTAACATAGAAATACGCATCAAGCTGGTCAAGGATATGTTGACCAATGAAAATACATATGGTGAATGTTATGATTTGGACGCCTCACAACATAATGATTATTATACTATTCGTCTAGACTATAATGATACAGATACGCTAATACGCACGCTTGCGCATGAGATGATTCATATCAAACAGTTTTCTCGAGGAGAATTGCGAATGTTATATTCAGGATATTGTGCGCGATGGAAAGGCAAAAATTATGCTGACGATACCGATTATGAAGAATGCCCGTGGGAAATAGAAGCAAACGCCTTAGAGCCATCTCTATCAGCTGACTTTATATCTAAATATCCTTTGGTATAAATAACCATAATTCACAGTATGTCAAACTTAGCAGGAAAAGAATTATACAAGTACGATTGGCGCGCCGAAGTTTTTCTTAAAAAGCTTAAGAACAGTGAAGCTTTTGAATTGGAGAATGGTAAAAAAGTGGTATTCATACCAGCTAAAGATGTTATCAACACCATTACCAAAAGACTGCCTACAAGCGCTATACGATTACTTGATGGCAAAGGCAATACATATTCACTAAAGGATATTGCAAAAAATTCAGAATTTGGCGGCCGGGGTAGTGGCGGAGGAACTGTTAAAGAGGACCGTGAATTGGCATCTTTGATAGAACAAATTGATGCCGCAAAAAGCGACATGGCATCAGCTACCATCAAAATAAAAGTTGGCAATAAAACTTATGATGTGTATGGTGCAGCTAGTACTGCAGGAACTCCTAAGAGCGACTTTCACTTATTGGATATTGATGGTAAAGAGATTGTTTGGTTATCACATAAAGATGGTAGCAAAGCAAAAGACTTTCAACAATGGGGTGGTATAAGTTCAGCAAAGGAACCAACAATTTTTGCTCATAAGGAAACTCAAAAATTTATCTCTGATCTTAAAAAAGACTATCCTGATGGTTTGCCACCAGCTACTACGCTATATCGTAAAATTAAAGATGATAAGTTGAAAATGCTTAGTGTATATGGCAACAAGTATGGTGGTACACTTGGTCAACAAAATGTTAGTATGCTGTTGCAAGGACCAGTTAAACTCGTCAAGAAAGGCAAACATTATGAATTGTCAGCTAATCATGTTCATTACAATGGTGATAGCGTAGATGGTGATGGCTATGATCCTGTTCTTATGGCTATATACAAAGGAGATCGCAGTGATGCCGGCGTAAAAGGTACACGCATTGTAATCAGTCCAGTTGGTGGACGCAAAGGAATTGAATACAAATGATATCATTTAAACAACACTATTTGACCGAAGGTGCAAACCTAGCGCCAGCTGAATTATACAAATATGATTGGCGTGTTGATATGTTTCTTGACAAATACAAGAACAGTCAACCATTAACATTAGCCGCCGGGGGAGAAGTGGTATTGCGCTATGACGCAAAGACCGCAGCTGATGTAAAAGCTAAAAACAACCCAGCCAAGATTGTTTTCTATTCAGCTAAAGATGACAAACCATATGCTCTAAAAGATTTTAGTAAAACCAAAGAATTTGGTGGGGGAGGTGGTAAAGGTGCTGGTGCAGATGTTACGCGTACTACGGAAAGTGCACAGGCAGTATATGCAGCTGCACGATGGGCTGGTAGCAAAAACTATACAGCTATTGATTTGGAACGCGCATACAAAGGCTGCAAAGTAGATGAACCATTTGAAAACATATTGAACGGTTTATCACCAGCATGGCGTGATAGTTGTATTCTTGGTGCTGAAGCATTGCATAAGAAATATAGCAAAAAGAATTATACTTTCCATCGTGGAAGCGACTGGGTAGAGTCACTCGAAAAAACATTCAAGAAACTCAACAGCGCCGAAAAGATATTTTCGAATGTCAACAAATGGAGTCCAGCTGACATCTATATGGTATCGCCGGCTGGCGCTGCGATTAAACTTGCAGCGGCTACAAATATTATCGAATTGAATGGCCTGCTTCTTGAGGCAATGCGTGATGGTGATATAGTTGGTGTATCTCTAAAGCTGCTTAAAGGCGGTGTCAAAATGTCAACTTATAATGCCGGTGATGAAAAGCACACCATTGAATTTGACAAGTTTACAACTGGTACCAAAGGATTCTTTAGCGGTAAGGATATCTATATGTATTTTTCACAGAATGGCAAAATACAATTCCGTACTTTTCCTGAAACTTTCCAAGGCGAAATCAAAGGGACGAATGCTAATCAAGGTAAACTTAGCTATGGGCCAATTCAAACCGTATTGCGTCACCTTCGATTGCAGCAACTGATTGACATCAAAACTTTACGCAAAGCATTGGCTGAAAGCGATGAGAAAATCTATAAAGAGTTTTACGAGAATTATACACGCTATTCGATGGACTCTTCAAAGTTGCAGTTGGACGCATTTGTTGAAGAATGTAAAGCCAAAGGTGTTAGCTGGGCCTTTAGTAAATTCCTAGGATGCCAGCTTATAGATATAGTCAAGAGCAGTCATCGCGAAGATGATTTTATTACTTCATGTATTCAATATGCAAGCAGCAGTTCAGACCTGAGCGCACCTTTTATCAAATTAGAATAAATTGGATGGTAGCCATCTTAAGTTATCATATTATATAAATAAATTTAATATGATAACAAAGAATGCATTAACACAAGATCAGAAAGATCTTTATCGTAAAATTTATTTAGAAACGTATAGTATCTCTGAGATATTAAGACGGTGTAAAGACGGGGTTGGTCGAGTAAGAATACAAAAGTATCTTAATGAAATAGGTATTTATGAAGGCCTTACTGGTGATAATTATCTTAAGACGAAAGCTAAAAATCATGAAGATATAATGCTTTCAAAACATGGTGTAAAAAATTGGGGGCAAATCAGCGGGGGCTTTGCAATAATTAACGATATCCCATATGATAAATTACCATTTGTTCATGAATATAGCGAGTATTGTAAAAAGGTAAAAAAATTAACAGATAAAAATGTTAAGAAAATAAAAGATGCTAAAAAAATTCCTTCATACTGTCAATATAGCGGAATTATGTTTGCAGAATGTGAAAGCTTAAAAGTTAATCCAAATGATTGGCGAAAGCGATCCGTTGATCATATTAAGCCTATTATATTATGTTTCTTTGATGGTGATAGCATTGAATATGCGGCAAGTATTGATAACATTGCGTTTGTATTAAAATATATAAATAGTATTAAGGGAAATAGCACTCTTGAGAGTTGCACAAAAATAATCCAAAACATTAAAGAGAGATTTATAAATGCAGGTTACACAGTTGAAATCATTTAAAGATTATATTACCGAAGCTAGTGTCGCTGGCAAGAATGTTCATATGCAACATTTGGAAGATGCAGTATTATACGGCGGTGTCAGTGGTACACGTGATGCAATTAACGCTTTGCGCAGCCTACGCGATATGTTGGCCGGAAACTCGCATTCTAATATTGATGTAACAATTAAATTTGATGGCGCGCCAGCCGTGTTCTGTGGCGTTGATCCAAGCGATGGAGAATTCTTTGTAGCTAAAAAAGGTATCTTCAATAAGAACCCAAAGGTATATAAAAGTATAGCTGATGTAAAAGCCGACACAAGTGGCGAACTTGCTGACAAACTGAGTGTTGCTTACGTCGAACTAAAGAAACTTGGTATCAAGAATGTTATACAAGGCGACCTGATGTTTACCAAAGGTGACCTAAAAACGGTTAGTATTGAAGGAGAAAAGTATGTTGTGTTTCAACCCAATACCATTGCATATGCCGTTCCTGCCAACAGCCAATTGGCTGATACGCTAAAGAAGGCAAATCTTGGCATTGTATTTCACACATCATACAATGGCAGTAGTTTTGAGAGTATGACTGCTAGTTATGGCGTTGACACACGATCTCTTAAAAAGTTGCCTAGTGTATGGTATCAAGATGCAACCATTCATGACCTGAGCGGTAAGGCTACACTGACAGCAGCTGATACGGCACAAGTTACGGCTGCACTATCTGAAGCAGGCAAGATCTTTCAAAAGATTAGCAGCACCACTCTAAAAGCTATCGAACAGGATGCTGAATTTGCAACCACTCTCGAAACATACAACAATACGTTTGTTCGCAAAGGGCAAACTGTATCTGATACAAAGGGGCATGTTGCAGGGTTGATTGCATGGGCAACCAAAAAGTTTGATGCTGATGTGGCAAGCAAGAAAAGTGAAAAAGGGCAGGCTGCCGCAAGCGCGCGCAAAGATGCTTACCTAGCATTTTTCAATGACTCCAACAAAGCTAATCTTGACTTGATGTATCAGCTACAAAATGCAATTGTCAAGGCTAAACTTATTATTATAGAAAAGCTTGACAGTCTCAAAAAGATAGATACCTTTGTCAAAACAAGTGATGGGTTCCGCGTAACAAGTCAAGAAGGCTTTGTTGCAATTGACCATCTTAAAGGTGGTGCAGTCAAACTGGTTGACCGCATGACATTCAGTAAAAATAATTTTGATCCAAATGTAATCAAAGGCTGGCAAAAATAATAAATAGAACTATATGCAAACGTTTAACACACAAGACGATCCATTGGTAGGTATAGCACGTGCTATACTTGAAGGCACAGATGCACCACAAACTATTCCAGCTAATTATTCAACACCATCTGACTTAAATGTTAACTATTCATTCTATGAAATGAGAGAAGCAACAGGTCCATTCATGTATATTGGGCCGGGGCGTGGTACACTAATATATATGCTAAACCGCACCAATAAGCGTGCTGTACACGATGCCATCTTCATTGCGCTTAAAAAAGCATACAACGGTGGTGTTTGTGATGCGGCTAGCATCCAGAGAGTCCTAAAGTATCATGATGTATATACTCTTAAGCCGTTAAAACCTAATGATATCAAACACAACCTTAGTGAAATTAACCGTGGCTTTGATGATCAAGACGCTGCGCGCATGAAAACGCGTGCTGGTCGTGTTTGGTCAAACATCCCAGTAAAAGTTTTTCGCAATAAAAAGTTTGATTTTGTTACCTTTTGGGCCAAACAGAATGACATTAAAATGTCTGATGTTAAAGCTGTACACGACGCATTTAAGTTAAAAAATAACATCTTATGGGTCTGTTCCGATTCAGAAAATTTTAATTTATATGGCGACCGCACGACCAATGATACTCCGTCCAAAACAAAACAATTGCAGAGTAAGTTGTATCCAAATCTTACACATGACCAAATCTTGGCTATCATCATTAAGGCACATACCTCTGCTGCTCAAAAGTTAACTAGTGTTGAACGTGATGTTGTCGATGAGTTTAGAGGTACTAAAGATCGTGATATGCAAGCATTGGTTAAAAAGTTAACTGGAGGATGGGATACGGTCGCCGCCCGTAATTATTATTCACGCATGTCAGAAGATAATATGAACTATTCAAATATACAGGACGACCCATTAGTAGAGATTGCAAAACAATTCCAATCTTATAGCCAAAGGATAATATAAATACAAACCTATGAGCAAACCTTTTTCATTTAGAGACTTGATGGTTGTTGATCAGACTGAAGGCGCATGGGATGACGCTATCGGATTGATTGCATATCAATACAAAAAGCGCCGCCGTGGAATTATTGGTGAAGCAACCCAAGAGCCGTGTGAGGAGTGTGCGACCGAGCCATGTGAATGTGATGAAAGTTTTGAAGCACAATTTGATGCATTGACACCAACGGCTGAAGCTGTATTAACTGGACCGCAGCGCGCAGATTGGGCCCGAGTTAATGCCGGTGCAATGAGCCGTGATGATTATAATAAAAAGTATAAGCGTGGTAAATATCGTCCAGCCGGCAATAAGCTTGCTGGTCCAGGAGGACTATATAAAAACCTTGTTAAAGGTGTATAAATCATATTATGATAAAGTCCTTTAAGTCATTTACTGAAGAGCGCACTAATGGCGTTGTAGTTACCTTTGGGCGCTACAATCCACCTACCGTTGGTCATGAAAAATTATTTGATGCTGTCGCAAAAATTGCAAAAGGCAAAAACTTTTTAATCTATTCTTCTCAAAGTAATGACCTTAAAAATCCATTAGCTTATGATGACAAGATTAAGTTTCTTCGCAAAATGTTTCCATCATATGGGCGCAGTATTATATCTGATAAAAGTGTAAAGAACGTATTTGATGTTGCTGTAAAAGCATATGACGGCGGATATAACAAATTGACTCTGGTTGTTGGCAGCGATCGTATAGATGAATTCACAAAGCTGTTAAACAAATATGATGGCGTTAAAGCCGGCCATGGATACTACTCATTCCGTGATGGTATTGAAGTTAAGAGCGCTGGTGAACGGGATCCTGATAGTGATGGAGTCAGCGGTATGAGTGCTAGCAAAATGCGAGCGGCGGCCGCCAACAATGATCTTGAAGCATTTGCAAAAGGCGTACCCAAAACATTTGGTGATGTCAAAGACATGTTCAATGCAGTGCGCGTTGGCCTCGGTCTTAAAGAAAGCCACAACTTTCGCAAACATGTTCAATTTGTAGCCGTTTCAGAAAACCGTGAACGCTATATTGCTGGAGAAATTTTCAACAAAGGTGATGTGGTATACAGCACCAAAACCGGTGAAGCTGAACTAATGATCACTGAACAAAAACCAAACTATGTAGTGTGTAAGAACCTGCATACGCTAGCCGAAAGCAAAATCTTTGTGGCTGACTTGCGACTAACATTAGAAAATATACAACCATTATGCACAGCATGAAAAATTTAGTAGAAGAAAGACAAAAACGTATTGTTCAAATAGCGACCAATAGTCCATATGACGACTTGATTGCGCAATTTGTTGAAAGCACAGCCGACTTTAAAAGCCTCAGTATTCTTGATATTAAAGAAAAGTATCATGCATTCATTGAAGAGAATACACCAGACGATTATGAAGCTGGCGGTATTGATAAAGGAGAAACCGCTAAGATTCGTTGCATTGGGAGTCACGGCGCATGCCGCATAGGTGATACCTATAATGGCCGCTGGGTTGCTAGTGCACGTTCTAATGTATTGCGCCTAGAAGTTGATAACCTGCCTGGTGCTACGCAGCATCCAATTATCTTTTACGATAAAAACACAAACTACATCTCAATCCCAAAACAATTCAAACTATTATGAAAACATTATCGCAAATCTTAAACGCCGTTCCAGCTGTTGACCTTACCGAAAGTCATTCATGGAAGATTCTTAATACAACACTTCACGGACTAGGTTTTGAAGCAGCTAAAGGTTCTGACCTACGCAGCTTTAAAGGCCTGCCTAAGGATGACATTTACCATCTATATGGTATTCCAATGCGCGCTGGTAAGTGGGCTGACGTATGGTTCGTTATTCTTGAAGATGGCTATGCAGTTGTCAATGATGAAAAGGTAACCATGTTTGATCATATGGGAGATGCTATTAAAGCTATTCAAAAGATTGGTGTTCAACAGAAGAAGAATGCTGTCAATGAAGATCGTAGTTTTGAAACATTTGATGACAAACACCTTAAGATGTGGTTAAATATAAACTGGACAACCGCAAAGGTGGGCGATCAGTTTGCAAAGGAGCTTAAAGCTGCTGCAGCTGAGGCTAAGAAACGCGGTCTTAAGTGGATGACAGAAGAAAAGTTGAGTGCAGACGACGATGCAGGTGTATGGATCAGTGATTTTGTAAAGAGTACCGACACACGCTTTGAAGGCAAGAGTAAAAAGGAACGCATCAAGATGGCGCTAGGTGCTTATTATGCAGCTCAAAACGAAGAGTTTGAAACCGAAGGAACTCAACTAGACGAAGAAGTTGACTATTATAAATTCAAACAGTTGGCTATCCTTGGATTGTTATCACCAGGCGATGCAAATAAAGCAGCTCTTGGCATGAAAGCTATTGAAGGCGGACATCCACCAACTCAAGAACAAAAGAAAATCATTGGTGATACTCTTGTTCTATTGGTTAGTATGATTACAGGCGATAGCGCAATATTAAACAAACTAAAGAAGACTGCTCGTGACGCTAAAACACCTGCGGCATAAACAGTCTAATGGTTCTTTCTCTATTGCAACGGTACTCCCTTCGGGAACCTACGGTAACAACTGATGTAACAAGATTGTTTAATTAAGCAACCTTAACGTATCATATGGTATACAATATTGCACCATTTCGTATAAAGTATTATACCATATGACATTAAACTTGTAAAGGATAAAATTCATAAATTACAAAATAAATGCAATTCGACGGAAGAAAACAAATTGTTAAGAGTGTTCAAGCTGCATTGGGTTTGGATGCTGATGGTGTTGACGGCGCACACACATGGACTGCTATTGCAGCTAAGATTGGTGTAGCTGCAGCTACTGTTGCACCAGTATCAACCTCAACCGTTGTTGGTATTGGTGACGCTGCCTACAAACTTATTCTTAAGTATGAAGTGGGTGGAGGCCCAAGCTATTACAATAAAGCATTGAAGAATCCATGTTACCCAGGTGGTGAAAGTGGTGTTACCATTGGTATTGGTTATGATATGGGTTACAATACTACTGCTCAATTTGCAACCGATTGGAAAGGGCTATTAAGCGCATCAGATTATACCCGACTTGTGCCACACCTTGGCAAAAAGAGCAGTCCTGCAAAAGATGCAGTGCGCATTCTTAAAGATATTAGCGTATCTTGGGAAGCAGCTGAAGTGGTATTCAAAGGCAACACGCTACCACGCTTTATCAAGGAAACTGTTCGTGCATTCCCAGGCTCTGAACGGCTACACGAGGACGCCTTTGGTGCACTTGTAAGTTTAGTATTTAATCGTGGTGGCAGCATAACTGGCAGTTCACGTGCTGAAATGTTAAACATCAAGAATGCAATTGCCTCCAATCGTGCTGACATTTATGCCTACATTGCAGATCAAATCGTTGATATGAAACGTCTTTGGGTTGGCAAAGGTTTGGATGGATTACTTACACGCCGCGATGAAGAAGCAAAGATGGTCAAAAGCTGTGCTTAATTATAAATAGATTGTTATGCCACACTATACTGCTCCACGCACGTTGTCTCGTAAGATTGAGGATTACCTTGACTATGGGTTTACTAGCAATTCTTCAAGTGCTGCAACTGCAACCTCAACAGCATATGACGGGTTTGGGCGCCTTCGTGTGGCTGAACCTTATACATTATTTGATAGTCAGCATCGGTATTCAGAAAATAAAAAATGGAATAATGTTCTTACCGGAACTGGTGCAGTAGCTTATATACAAAGTGAAAGCGCTGTTGACTTAAAGGCGCCAGCCGGTGCTGGAACTGTGACGAGACAAAGCAATGTTGTATTTCCTTATCAGCCAGGAAAATCATTGCTCTTAATGAATAGTTTTGCTTTCAGTGCCCGTACCACAACGGGATCACAAACAGTTACGCAACGAATCGGTTATTTTAGCAGTGATAATGGCATTTATCTTGAACAAACAAACGGCACCGCCGATGTAGTGACGCCTCGTAATGGTAATGGCTTACGATTTGTATTGCGATCAGACAGCACAAATACAACAGTTGGCGATTCAACAGAAATTTCTGTTGAGCAGGCAAATTGGAATGGCGATAAGTTTGACGGAACCGGAATTAGTGGCAGAATTTTAGATATTAGTAAAGCAAATATATTCTGGATGGATATCGAATGGCTGGGTGTTGGTGATGTTCGTTGCGGATTTATTGTTGACGGCCGAATGGTTGTTGCACATACATTCCATAATGATAATATCAACACCACTTCCTATATGACAACCGCGGTGTTGCCTATAAGATATGAATTGACCAACACTGGTTCTACAAGCCCATTCATTAAACAGGTATGTAATACTGTAATTAGTGAAGGTGGTTTTAACCCAACTAGCATTACATATAATCAATTAGCAACCGCTAATATATCAAATGCCAATCTTCGTACTGCAGCCACAGATGGATTATTCTATAATGTAGTTTCAATACGATTGGCCACAGGCAAAACTGATGGTATAATTATTCCTACTGATATTGAATTGCTAGGAGAAAGTAACAAATCATATCAATGGGCTTTACTTCGTAACGCTACATTTGGCACCGCTCCTACATGGACAACACATGCGGATTGTGACACAGCCCAATTTACAACTAGTGTATCAACGATCACCGGCGGTGTGTTGGTAAAGACTGGATATTTCACAAGTAATAGTGGAAGTGTTGGTGCAACGCTTGCTGGTGATATTGCATTGCAACTTGGAAGAACTATAGCTGGAGTGTCTGATACGTATACTGTTGCAATTACAACTACTGGCACAAACGCAAAATATACAGGCGGCCTTGCATGGTATCAAATCATATGAAGACACTACAACAAATATTAGAGACTCCAACCTTTACGCTGTTTGAAGCGGCTGAATATGATGGTAAAGAAGTAACACTCAACAAGCCATTTCGCAGCGATGACGATAAACATAAGTTTTATGTATATGTCAAAAACGAAAAAGACAATGTAATCAAACTTGGTTTTGGCGATCCCAACATGGAAATCAAACGAGACGACCCAGCGCGTCTAAAAAGTTATCGTGCACGCCACGGCTGCGATACCGATCCTGGCCCAAAGTGGAAAGCTAACTATTGGAGCTGCAGATTCTGGGAAGCAGGCAAGAGTGTTAGTGATTTGCTTAAAAAATAATGTACATTACAAAAAATGCAGTATACTTGCATGTGCCTAAAACCGGCGGAACATGGATGGATTCTGTATTAAGCAGCATTATAACAGAAGGCCATGATTGCAATTTGGATTGGATGCCAAAAGAATATACTCATTGCTTTGCAGCAGTAAGAAATCCTTGGGCATGGTATGTTTCTCTTTATAAGTTTTGTATATACGGTTCAGAAATGGAAATGCCAATTTGGCCGCAAAGCATTATGATGACATTTGGTGTTAAGACTGTATCATTTGAAACATTCTTAAAAACTCTATTGTCACCATCACATCAATTTAAGCATGACCTTATTAAAAACAATCGCATTGTAATGATGCAAAATTATTTTGTTGATTCGGATGATTGGGAATTGCAAAAAAGATTAAAGAATACATATAAGCCTATTGCTCGTGAATGGTTAAATAATCAATATGATTATTATACACACGTTTGTAACCTTTATTTACAACATGCAACAGTAATTGGTAAAACCGAAACATTAAAAGATGACTTGTCAGCATTTATAACAGCTGTAGGAGATATGACTCCACAGGTAAAGTACCAACTTGACAATATGTTGCCAATAAATACTACTACAAAGGATGACTATCGTGAATACTATTCAAAATCATTGCGTGATTTGGTATATGATCATGCTAAAGAAGTCATAAATAAATTTGGTTATACATTTGAATATGAAACGTACGCATGACTTGACAGAAAAGAATTTTCTACTGTATGCAGCTACCAATTATAACAATCCACGCTGCCTTGATGTAAAAGAATTTCATGAGGACCTTAATCGTCTTAAATATATCAAAAAGCTTCTAAACAAATACCAAGAAAAAAGTATACTTCAGGAGCGACTAATTTTAAACCATTTGATCATTATGCACAACGTGTTTAATATCTCTGCTGCAACGCGCATGTGCTTTTTTAAAATTAAAGAAACACATTGGCCAACACTAAAAACTTTTTTATTGTATCTTAACTATATACCTGAAGATCAGTATCTTAATATACCAATTGACTTGCGCGTAGCGCGTGTTCTTCAAAAATTATAAATACATTATGGGATTCTTTTCAACTGCTACAGACACATACTTTGCATTTCGTTTTCTGCGACTGCTTACAACTCCTTGGGAAAAAACAGGAGCTTACAAGCTGGGCATAATTGATGCTGAAGGAAAGATACTGCGTAAGCCAATCGACATGAGCGAACGCAGCAAATACAACATCTTTCACCGATTAGTATTTCGCATCAAGCGTTTGCTCAACAAGATTCCATTTGGTAAAACCACCGTAGCTAGCTATCTTGCTGCGCTATGGCTTATTAAAGAACATACGGGCATCAGCGACAAAAGAATCCATAGTATATTGCATGAGGTTACTGGCGTTGACATTGATATGAATAGCTTGATTGAAAGCACATGGTATATCAACGAGGACTCAACACTCCAAAGCGGTGTGTATACACTTGCAAGAAATATTGCATTTGCAACCACAGGCGAAGAACTTCAAATTATAAATACCCAAGTGGTTGTAAAAGAAAATGCAATTGCAGTTGGATCAATTTTAGGTGTGCCGGTTTATGAAGCATGCCATGTAAAAACTCGACAGACACTATTTGTAACACCATACGACCTTAAAAGATGAATGCTAAAGAAGATACAACCACTGCAAATGTAGCATTGCCAGCGACTGGCAATCGCCCGCATGACAACAGCGACACTATGATTCGCCGTAAAAAGTTTATGCAGTTTGATGTTAATAGCGATACATTTCGTAAATTTGAAACCGGTCGCAATCGCTTTGAGCGCTGGAGCAAATACTTAAATCTGCAAGATGACTCTGAAAAAGCAATTTATGATTATGCAATGAAAAATCGTGATCATACCATTGTGTTGCGCAATGGAGATACTGGTGCAATGCGTAGTATCCGCCGTCGTGCACTCAATGAAGCAGACGCAAAAATGGCAGAGTTTAAAGGATTCTTTAAACCAGTAGACACTCAAATTGATTATGATGCTGAACAATTAACAGTGGGGATAGAGGTAGAATCAGAACATACGCCTCATAAAGAAATTGCTACCATAATAGCTAAGCATCATTTGGCAGAAGATCCTGACTACTATGTTAAGCTCAAGAAGTATGTTGAAAAGAAAGGTGCCTAAAATTCGCAAAATGTAAAATAAAGATTTACATACTCAGAAATTCAATATATAATTTATATAGAAGGTAGGCTACAGTAAAGTAGCCTATTTTTTTGCTAATTTTCCTTTAACCATATGAATCCCGACAATACCAAAATGACCATCTTTGATGAGCAAATCTCACGTAAACCAAACCGCTACCCATGGACCGAGGGTTTTATTGAAGCTATGCATTCCGGGTTTTGGACCGACAAAGAATTTTCATTTCAACCTGACTTACATGACTTTAAAACAGTTCTTGATGATCGCCGCCGTGAAATTGTTATACGTACGCTAAGTGCTATTGGTCAAATTGAGGTTGCAGTCAAAACCTTTTGGGCTAAGTTGGGTGATAACTTGCCGCATCCATCATTGCAAGATCTTGGTTTTGTTATGGCCAATACTGAAGTGATTCACAACAATGCCTATGAGCGTTTGATTAGTGTATTGGATATGGAAGACATCTTTGAGGAGAATCTTAAATTGGAATGGATTCAAGGGCGTGTCAAATACCTAAAGAAATATACACACCGTTTTTATAAGGACAGCAATAAACAATATCTTTATGCACTAACTCTTTTTACATTGTTTGTTGAGAATGTTAGCTTATTTAGCCAGTTTTATGTTATCAATTGGTTTAAGACATTTGAAAATGTATTGACACATGCTGACCAACAAGTTAAGTATACACGCAACGAAGAAAACATTCATGCACTTGTTGGTATTCAAATCATCAATACCATGAGGCAGGAATTGCCTGACATGTTTGATGATGAATTGGAAGAGCGTATTATTGCGGCTGCACATGAAGCATACAAAGCAGAAAGTAAAATTGTTGATTGGATGATTAATGGTATCAATGAAACTGGTCTAAGTGCGCCAATTCTTAAAGAGTTTATCAAAAATCGTATCAATGAAAGCATGACGCAAATTGGATTCCGTAAACCATTTGAGATTGATGAAGCATTGATTGCCGAAACAATGTGGTTTGATGAACAGTTGCATGGCAACAATATGACCGACTTTTTTGCATCACGCCCAGTCGAATACAGCAAGAAAAATCAGAGCTTTGGTGAGGACGACTTGTTCTAATATATAACTTTAGATTATGAGTACAGAAGATATTTACTGGCTAAACAAAGACAGCCGAAAGTTCCTAAGCAGAGGTTATGTCCTTGAAGAAAACGGTGAAACTGCAGAAAGCCGCATGCGTGATATTGCTGTTGCGGCGGAAACACGATTAGGAATCGCTGGATTTGCTGACAAGTTTGAAAGCTATCTACACAAAGGATACTATTCACTAAGCAGCCCAATCTGGAGTAATAGCGGTCGTGAGCGTGGATTGCCAATCAGTTGTTTTGGTACATATATTGATGATACTCTTGAAGAGATTGCTGGTTATAAAATCGCTGAAATCTCCATGATGACAAAAAATGGAGGTGGTACAAGTGCATACTTTGGCGCGCTACGCGGCCGCGGTACTCCTATTAGCACTGGCGGAACAAGCACAGGCGCTGTTCACTTCATGGAGCTTTATGACAAACTAATGAGTGTAGTATCTCAAGGCAATGTTCGCCGAGGCAGCTTTGCAGCATACCTACCAATTGACCATCCTGACATTGAAGAATTCCTAAAAATTAAAGGAGAAGGCCACACCATTCAGGACATGAGTATTGGTGTTACTGTTAGTGACGCATGGATGAAGCGCATGATTGATGGCGATAAAGAAGCACGCAAGACATGGGGATTAGTCATCAAGAAGCGTTTTGAAAGTGGCTATCCATACCTGTTCTTTAGTGATACCGCAAACAATGGTGCGCCTCAAGTATACAAGGACAAAGGTAAACGCATCCATGCAAGCAACCTTTGCAATGAAATTTACCTGAGTACGTGTAAAGACGAAAGCTTTGTTTGTAATCTATCATCAATCAACCTTGAGCGTTGGGATGACATGAAAGATACTGATGCTATTGAAACGTTGGTATACTTTCTTGACAGTGTCATGACTGAATTCATTGACAAGACTGAAGGTATGGCGCACATGGATGCTCCACGTCGGTTTGCAATCAATCAGCGCGCATTGGGTGTAGGCGTTCTTGGATGGCATAGTTACTTGCAAAGCAAAGCCTTGCCGTTTGAGAGTATGGAAGCCAAGATGGAAAATATCGGCATCTTTAAAACACTTCGTGAAAAATGTGACTCTGCTACAGAGCAACTTGCGCAGATGTATGGCGAACCTGAATTGCTCAAAGGGTATGGGCGGCGCAATGCTACAACCATTGCAATTGCACCAACCACCAGCAGCTCATTTATTCTCGGTCAAGTTAGTCCAAGTATTGAACCTCTTAACAGCAACTACTTTGTTAAAGATCTTGCAAAAGGTAAATTCACATATAAGAATCCATACCTGACAAAGTTACTTAAGAGCAAAGCGTTGGACAACAGCGAAACATGGCGTGATATTCTTATTCATGGCGGCAGTGTTCAACATCTGACAACACTAACGGATGAAGAGAAAGCCACATTTAAAACCTTTGGTGAAATCCCTCAAAAGGAAATT